TTCTCCTTGCAGAAGATGCTGCAATTAAACATCGTTTATCAAACATTTCTGTTTCTGATGATCGAAATGCTACGCGTATTGCTAAAGTTTTCTTTAGATACCCAGAAGGGGAAACAGAAAAAGAGTACCCTTTTATAACCATTGAAAATGTTGGGTTACAGCACGATAGATCTCGCCAGCTTTCTGAAACTAATTATTATTTTTCTAATGCTGCTGGTGCGTCTTTATCCCCAAATTATGTTAATTATTACCCTTCGGAATTAGATAATGCTGGCATGACGACAGCACTTGGTGCTGGAAATTTTCTTAAATTGGAATCATTTGTTCCAGTTATGCTCACTTATCAAATTTCTACGTATGCCAGAACTGCGCTGCATGATCGGCAATTAACTTCTAAAATGTTACGCAGGGTAACCCCATTCCGTCGTGGGTTTATTGATATTCCTGAAGACGGCACAATTCGTCGTTTTGATCTTCTGTCATGGGGCAACTCGGACCTTCTTGACGGAGAAACTGGGTATCGTAAACGTATATTTAGGAAAGTGTACACAGTACAAATGTCTGCTGAAATACCTACATCTGACTTTGCTGCAGTCAAGCAAGTTACATCGGTTGTTGGTAGTATTAATAACGCAGATAACGAGAATCCCACAATATTCACCCACTCGTTTTCGGAGGATTTTTAATGGCAACTTATACAAACCCAGGTGTGTACGTTAGTGAATCAACATTGGTTAACAACGTACAACGTGCAAATACGGCCCAGTCAGTTGCAGTCTTTATTGGCACTGCACCTCGTGGTCCCATGACCCCTATGTTAATTAACTCATGGAGTGGCTTTAAAGCTTACTATGGGGACATTACAATTGGAAACGAATTGGGTTACTCGGTTTACCATTATTTTGCTAATGGTGGGCGCGACGCATATATCATCCGCACCTTGCATACCTCTGGTGCTGCCCCGCTAGCTCGTTCTGCTGCTTCCTACGTCACCTACTTTCCCGCAGGCAGCGGAAGTAGTGCTGGCGCTTCAGCAATGTTTACTGCAGTTGCAGCAAACCCAGGTGTGTGGGGAACTGATTTAACAATTACTACTTCAGGCAGTCCTGCTGCACCATCAAATGCAACAGCTTCCTACCCAACTTTTAATGTTTCAGTAAAACTTAATGGTACTGAAGTTGAAAACTGGAATGAAGTTTCATTGGATCCTTCAAACAACCGTTACCTCCTTGATGTAGTTAACACTTATTCAAAGTACATCACTGTTTCTTCACCCGCTGGGGCAACCGTTGGTTGGGCAATTAAGGAAGATGTTGCTGACGTCTTTACTTTTGCTACTTATTCAACTCCTTTTGAATCCACTACAGTTTCTGCCAGCGTAGCTACCAACGGCACAGACGTTGGTGTTGGGGATTATCAATCTGCAATTACAAAGATTGATGCAATTCAAGGTTCTTTGTTGCTTAATGCCCCTGGACAAACTAACTCAAGTATCATTACTTCATTGTTAAATACTGCAGAAGCTCGTGGTGATTCATTTGTAATCATTGACCCAGCAGCCAGTGGTACTACCTTTGCTGGAATTACTGGTGCTATTGCTTCGTACCCTAGGTCTTCTTACGGCGCAGTCTATTACCCGCAATTGGTTATGGCTGACCCAACAAAGACTGGTCCTGCTGCAGTGCGCAACACCTTCCCGGGCGGTGCCATTGCTGGCGCATATATTCGTAGTGAAGTATCTCGTACGGTTGCAAAAGCACCCGCTGGTTATGATTTGGATATTCGTAATGCTTTGGGCCTTACTGCCTCGTTTACCGAGTCAGAAGCTGGTGCATTGTACGACACTCACAACGTTAACTTGTTTAAAGCAATTCCAGGAGCTGGCATTGTAATTAATGGTGCTCGTACAATGAGCAAATCTACCCCAGCTAAATACATTCCAATTCGTCGTTCATTAAACTACTTGAAGCAGGCTCTTAAGGCCGAAACGGCTTTTGCGGTGTTTGAGCCTAACGATGAGCGTTTGTGGACTCGCATTGGCATGAACGTATCTTCTTTGCTTAGCGAGTTTTGGCGTGCTGGTGGTCTAAAGGGCGCTAATGCTAACCAAGCGTTTTATATTGTTTGTAACAGCACTAATAATACGTCTACTACGATTAACAATGGGGAAGTACATGTTGAGGTTGGAGTTGCTTTGCAATACCCAGCCGAGTTTATTGTTATCAATCTAAGCCAATGGACCGGTGGTTCTAACACCGTTTCGACCCTCTGATAGGAGACTTATAAATGGCACGTTCTACTGTTACCGATCCGGTTCGTAACTTTAAATTCCAAATTTCAATTGTTGCCAAAGGTGCTCTTGCAACAGCAGCAAACGGGCTAAACAACCTTGGATTTGCAGTTATGTCTGGCCTTTCTGTGCAAAATGAAATGGTTGGATACCGCGAGGGTGGAATGAATACCCACCCCCACAAATTCATTGGCCAATCGGACTTTGCTCCGGTTACCTTTAGCCGTGGAGTATTTTCTGGTCAAGATCAAATGTACAATTGGCAGCAGTTCCTTCATTCTTGGAACCAAGCTTCATCTGGTTCATCAAGTGGTGAATTGACCGCAAAAGGAAACGACTACCGTTGTGACATTCTTGTAAAAATCTTTGATCACCCTATTTCCTCAGGTTCCTATTCAAACCCAGGTGACGTTGACACTTCAAACATTGCACCAGGTGACGCTCGCCTTGGTTTTAAACTCTTTAACTGTTTCCCCGGCGCTTACTCATTGAGTGACCTTAACGCCGCTGACAGCGGTTTAATGGTCCAACAAATGACTGTTCACCACGAAGGTTTTGTGGTAGCTTGGAACAAAGAAGATGTTGAATCATTAGCTACATTAGGTGGCTAATTAACTAGCAGGAGAAGTACTTGAGTACACAACAAGAAGCCAATTCGTTAAACCTAGCTATTTCAGATCCAGTACCAGCATTACAAGAACCAGAAAGCCCATTAGTTACTCTTCAGAGAGGGGTTGTTGACCCTGATACTGGAGAATGGCAAGTTGATGCTGAGGTTAGAGAAATGAATGGTGGGGACGAAGAGTACCTGGCTACCATTGAATCTAAGGGCAATATCACATACGCCGAGTACATGGCTGCTTTGTTAAAAAGGGCAGTTGTACGTATTGGTTCATGTGTTGTTTCAGATAGCCCAGCCATTTTGGACACCATCACAATTGGTGATCGTGACATCTTATTCCTTGGGGTAATCAAAGCTACATACGGTTCTTCAAAGAAATTTCAAGCAGTTTGCCCAAATTGCAACAAAAGCAATGATGTAGTTATGAGTTTAATTGATGACTTTCCAATTCAAGAACCAAATGTAAACTTACGTTCTACAATTACTCAAACTCTTAAAAACGGCAAAGTTGTAAGATTGCGCTTACCTAATACTGGAGACAGCATCCACGTGGGTAAAAACAGTACGTTATCTGCTGTTCAGAACACTTTGATGCTCTCTAGATGTGCTGTTTGGGATGAATCTGACCGCCCAGCTAACGCTGAAGAGTGGGCTAAATCACTTAACGTTGCAGATCGTAGTATGCTTGTAAATGCCTTGCTTAGTGTTGAAGCAGGGCCCAAAATTGAAGGGGTGAATATCCAATGCGCCCATTGTGGGGGAGACATCTCCGTAATGCTTGATTGGATATCCCTTTTACTTGGTTAATCTTAAATACACTTATTGGGAATACGAACTCATAGCCTCTGTTTACAAAGGGTTTAACCTTACGGATTTACGGTCAATGACTGTCCGCCAACGGGACTTTTGGTTCCATATGGCAAAATGGAGAAGCAAGTAAGGAGGCATTATAAATGAGTAACAACTTATCTCAGTCTGGTGCTGAAGGTTCAATTGGCGGCTTTGGTAGCCGCCTTATGAAGGCTGTAGGACAGGGCCTCTCTATTAACCCACAATCTTTATCAAGTGCAGACAAGAGCATTGACGCCCTTTTAGGAAGACTTAAAAAAGTACAAGCTCAACTGGATGGTATTAACAGGTCTGCCGCTGCCGCGGGAGCTGCTTTATCTGGGGTAAATACCACAACAGCAACAACCACCCAAGGTGCTGCTGGCACCAACATAGCTGGTGGACCCACCTCTTCTGGTGGTGGGTCTAAAGCAACAAGAATGATTGGCACTTTAAAAAGTGCTGGTGCAGAATTTTTAGGTATTGGTGGTGACCCTCTTGCAAAAGCAGCATCTTCATTAGGAGTTGAAGGCTTTGCTAAAGCTAACCCTTACGTAGCTGTTGCTGCCGCTGGCACCAAAATGGCCAATATGGCTATTAATGCAGCAAATAAAAGCATGGCTAAAAATCGAGATTACACATTACAGGCAGACCGTACCTCAGTTTTATATCAACAAATGCATGGGCTAGACCAACTTGGTGTAAGTACTAAATATCGTATGCCACTAACTAAATATCGTCTGGGTGCTGGTGGCATTGAAGACATTATGGCAATGGAGTCTGCAACCGGAATTAGTGGTGTTCAGCAAGCTTCAAGCATTGAGGCCATGCGTACCATTAGTGGGTACGGTTTAAGCACCGGAGATGTTACCAACATGATTGGTAATTTGGCTTCTCCAGGTACTGCAAATCAAATGTTTATGATGGGTGGAATTGGCTTAATTGGTCCAGGCGGTAAA